CCGCTAGCGTCAGCCCCCAATCGTCCTAAACCCTTGCGGCGCAAGGAGTCTCATGTGAGTCTCAAATGAGACGCCCTTAAGACAGTTTAGGGCGGTTTAGCGGGGTTTAACTTAACGCTAGATCGATTCAACTTTGTGCTGGTCACGTTCGCTGAGTTTGCAGCGATCAGAGGGTGCAGCAAGGGTGCTGTGACTCATGCGACGAAGAGCAGGATTGCTGGCGCCGTTGTTGTGAAAGATGGCAAGCGCTGGCTGGATCGTGATCTGGCGTTGGAACTATGGAACAAGAACACGGTTGCCAATGCGCAGAGCAAGGTGAGCAGGCCGGATCCGGTCGAAGAGCCTGTGAAGGATGCGGATGAGTTGCGGCGTCGGGTGAATGGATTGCCGGATGATGCGATCCCGGACCTGAATGAATCACGCGCACGGCGTGAGCATTACCAGGCGGAGCTAGCGAAGCTGCAGGTGGCGCAGCAGCGGGGTGAATTGGTGCCAGCTGATGAGGTGAAGAAAGAGGCGTTTAAGGTTGGCCGCGGCGTAAGGGAAGCATTGGCGAATCTGGCGGATCGTTTGAGCCATCAGCTAGCGGGTGAGACCGATCCGACGGTGATTCATCAGGTGCTGACGCAGGAACACCGTGCTGCGCTGGTGGAGCTGTGTGATGGCTAACGCATGGCGCGATGGCTTCATGGACGGGTTGCGGCCTGAGCAACCGTTGACGGTTAGTGAGTGGGCGGATCGTTATCGGCGGCTGAGTAGCAAGGCCAGTGCGGAGCCGGGGCCATGGCGGACGGATCGGACGCCGTATCTGCGAGAGCCGATGGATTGCCTGAGCAGCGAGAGCACGGTGCAGCGGGTGGTGATGATGTTTGCGGCGCAGACGGGCAAGACTGAGGCCGGCAGTAACTGGCTGGGCTATGTGATCGACCATGCGCCGGGGCCAATGTTGTGCGTGCAGCCAACGGTGGAGATGGCGAAGCGGCTTAGCAAGCAGCGGCTGGAGAGCATGATCACGGAGACGCCGTGCTTGGCAGAGAAGATCGCGCCGGCACGGGCGCGGGACTCTGGCAACACGATGTTCAGCAAGGAGTATTCAGGCGGAATCATGTTGCTCACCGGGGCGAATTCCGCCACCGGGTTGCGATCAGCGCCGTGTCGGTATCTGTTCTGCGATGAGGTGGATGGATTCCCGAGTGATGTGGACGGGGAGGGCGATCCGGTTGCGTTGGCGGAGCGACGGACGACGACGTTTGCGCGGCGCAAGATTCTGTTGACCAGCACGCCGACCGTGAAGGATTTCAGCCGTATTGAGGCGGAGTATTTGCGGAGCGATCAGCGGCGGTTCTATGTGCCGTGTCCGAGCTGTGGCGCGATGGAGTGGTTGAAGTGGGGCCAGTTGAAGTGGGACGACGGCAGGCCGGAGACTGCGCGATATCAGTGCGAGCACTGCGGCGAACGATTCGAGGAGCTGCATAAGCCGGCGATGTTGCGCCGTGGCGAATGGCGTGCAACGGCACCGGCAGGCAATGGCAGGACTGCTGGGTTCCAGCTAAGTGGGTTGTATAGCCCGCTGGGTTGGTGCAGCTGGGAGCAGCTGGTGGAGGATTTCCTAAGGGCTAAGGGTGATGCGCCGGCGTTGAAGGCGTTTGTGAATACGCGGCTAGCGGAGACATGGGAAGAGGACTATGCGGCGAAGATCAGCGCCGATGGATTGATGGAACGGCGGCTTGATTACAGGAGTGGGCTGTGCCCTGCTGGCGTGGTCCTGCTGACTGCTGGCGTCGACGTGCAGGACAACCGGCTAGCGGTGAGCGTGTGGGGATGGGGCGAGGGCGAGACGGGGTGGCTGGTGTGGCACCAAGAACTAATGGGCGATCCGACGATGACCGACGTGTGGAACCAGCTGGACACGGTGCTTGCGACTGAGTGGGAACACGAGAGCGGCAAGACTTTGAAGGTTGCTCAGATGGCGGTGGACTCTGGCGGCCATTGCACGCATGAGGTGTATCGGTATGTGCGCGACCGCGTGGGTCAGGGTGTGGTTGCGATTAAGGGCAGCAGCCGGCGCAATAGTGCGGCTGTGGGTAAGGGCAGCAAGCAGGATGTGAACTGGCGTGGCCGGGTGATTAAGCGCGGTGTGACGCTCTATCAGCTGGGTACCGACACGATCAAGACGACGCTGTTCGGCCGGCTGCGTCATAACGAGGCGACCGGCGGACTGCACTTCGGGATGGCCGCGGATGAGGATTACTTCAAGCAGGTCACGAGCGAACGGCAGGCGTTGCGATATCACCGCGGCTTCCCCATCAGGGAGTGGGTGAAGAAAGCGGGTGATCGAAATGAAGCGTTGGATTGTCTGGTGTATGGCTACGCAGCGATGTTGCTTTATGGGAGGCGGATGAATCAGGCAACGATGTGGGAACAGTTGAGAGTGCAGTTGGAAGAGGGCAAGAAAGCACCGCTAAGATCGAGGAAGCAACAGCCGGCAGCGGCTGGGCCTGGCTTTGTTGGCAACTGGTAGCCGTGAACATCCCCGCGACAATCAGGGCAGGCGACACGGTGAAGTGGCGTGATGTTGCGGGCGTCGACAATCTGGGCAATGAGATCAGTAGCGGCACGTGGACGCTGACCTACTACCTGCGGACTAACACCGCTAGCGAAGGCGCCACGGTGGTGGGCACTGCCTATGGCACCGGATGGGAGTTCACCATCGCGGCTAGCACCAGTGCTGGGTTCGATGCTGGGCAGTGGTATTGGCAAGCGATAGCAACTGCCGGCAGTGAGAAGGTGACGCTGGGCGCCGGCCAGTTGACTGTGGATGCGGCGTTGTCTTACGCCGGCAGCCCAGGTGCATTTGATGGGCGGTCGCAAGCGCAGATTGATTTGGATGCCGTACAGGCTGCAATCCGCGCGATTGTTAGCGCTGGCGCGAAGCAATACACAATCGGCAGTCGGAGTTTCACCAAGCTGGATCTAGGTGAGCTGATGGAGCGCGAAAGTAAGCTGAAGGCTGAGGTGAAGCGCGAGCAGATGGCGGACCTGATCGCCAACGGCCTGGGCAATCCGCACAACCTATTCGTGAGGTTCTGATGGGATTGCGGACGCGGCTATTCAAGGCGATGGGTTTTGAGCCGATGCGGCCACGTGCGCGGGCGTATCAGGGCGCAAGGGTTAGCCGGCTCACGGCTGACTGGGTGACAAGCGGCACGAGTGCCGACAGCGAAATCAAGAGCAGCTTCAAGGCGCTGCGCAATCGTGCGCGTCAGCTGTGCCGTGACAACGACTATGCGCGGCAAGCATTGCGGAGCATCCAGAACAATGTGATTGGGCACGGCATCAAGCACCAGTCGCAGGTGCGGATGCTGCGTGGCGGCCGGTTGGATGAGGCGATCAACGGCCAGATCCACGAGGCATGGGAGCGGTGGATGCACAAGAGCCGCTGTGATGTGAGCGGCCTGCTGGGCTTCCACGATATGGAGCGCCTGCTGTGCCGCAGCTTGGCGGAGAGCGGCGAGGTGTTCGTGCGGATGATCCGCAAACCGTTCGGTGGATCGCGCGTGCCGTTCGCGCTGCAGATCCTCGAGGCGGATTATCTGATTGACGACGATATCCCGCAGGCCAAGGAAGGCAACACGGTGCGGATGGGTATCGAGGTGGATGGCTACCTACGGCCGCAGGCTTATCACTTCTATGCCAACCATCCGGGCGACACGTATGCGGGCAATCCGCGCACCAATGGGCGGCGTGTGCGCGTGCCTGCTGATGAGGTGATTCATCTCTTCCTCCCTGAGCGCCCTCAGCAGACACGAGGAGTCACTTGGTTCGCCTCGGCGCTGATGCGGCTGCACATGCTGCAGGGCTATGAGGAGGCCGAGGTGGTGCGGGCTAGGGCGAGCAGTGCGCTGATGGGCTTCATCCAATCGCCCGAGGGTGAGCTGATTGGCGATGAGGTGTATGAGAACGAGCGCGTAAGCGATTTCCAGCCTGGTGTGTTCAAGTATCTAGCGCCGGGCGAAAGCGTGACGGTGCCGGATCTGAATGCACCCGATGGCCAGCTGGAACCATTCACCCGTTCGATGCTGCGTGCTGTGGCGGCTGGCGTTGGCGTGAGCTTCGAGAGCATTAGCAAGAACTTCTCAGAGAGCAACTACAGCAGCAGCCGGCTGAGCCTGCTCGAGGAGCGCGACACGTACAAGGTGCTGCAGCGGTTCTTCATCGAGAACTTCCATCAGACGGTCTACGAGAACTGGCTCGAGATGGCGGTACTGAGCGGTGAGCTGAACCTGCCGGCATATGAGACGAACCCGGATCGCTACCGCGCCAGCCGCTGGATCCCACGCAGCTGGGAATGGGTGGACCCGCAGAAGGAAGTGAACGCCTACAAGGATGCGGTGCGCTGTGGCTTCAAGACATTGGGCCAGGTAATCAGCGAGCAAGGTGGTGATCTCGATGATGTGCTGATGGCGCGTCAGTCAGAGCTGGCCATGCTGGATGAGATGGGCATTGTGCTCGATACCGATCCGAGCGAGGTAAATGCTGGCGGTGGTTCGCAGCCTGCTGTGACGATGGGCGGCCAGCCGGCGTTTGAGGATACGGAACCGCCGATGGATGAAGAGGAATACGAAGAGGAATCAGTTCTCGAGGATCCGCTCGAAGGGCCTGAGGACTGATGGCAACAATCCAAGGCGAGACCGTTGACTTGATGCCAACGGATGGCATGAGGGAAGAGGCTCAGCGTTATCGCGATTGGAAGGCTGAGGGCGAGGCAGGCGGTACTGAAGTCGCAGCACGCCGCGCCAGCCAGATCCTGAGCGGTGATGAGCTGAGCCCTGACACGGTGATCACGATGGCGGCATGGTTCGCTCGCCATAAGGTTGATAAGCAAGGCGAGGGATTCAGTCCTGGCGAGGATGGCTATCCATCAGCCGGCCGCGTTGCATGGGCCGCATGGGGCGGTGATGCCGGACAGAGTTGGGCGAATGAGAAGGCGGATAGAATCAAGGCATTGCAGGATAGACAAATGGAAGAGGCGCGCCCTTATCCAAATGAACATGCCGCGAGGTTGACTGATCCTGATCAGTACGACGAACTGCGCCGTGAGAATGATGCCGGCGGCGATGGGATTGATTTCATCTACGGCATCAAGGAAGGCGAGAGCGAGATTCAGGCAGTGAGGTTTGATGCGCAGCAGTTCACGCCATCTGAAGCGCGTGATTGGCTGAGTGAGCACGAGATGGATCCGATCATGTTTGAAGAGGCAACCGGCGAGCAGCGCGTGATGCGTGCTGAACCGGATGAGCTTTCCGAGGGTGATTTCGTGCAGTGGGATTCGAGCGGCGGTACGGCCCGCGGTCGGATCGAACATGTGATGCGCGAGGGCACGTTAGGCGTGCCCGGCACCGAGTTCAGCATTGAAGCCAGCGCTGAGGATCCGGCTGCATTGATTCGGATCTACAGCGAGGGCGAGGATGGATGGGAGGCCACCGAGACATTGGTGGGCCACAAGTTCTCGACGCTGCGCAAGATTGCTGAGCTGCGTGCGATGCCAGGCATCGGCCGCCACCAACGCGCTGAGATCACAACCTTCGATGAGGTTGAGGATCGCACCTATGAGTTTCCTTTCAGCTCTGAGTATCCGGTTGCGCGTTACTTCGGCAACGAGATCTTGAGCCACGAGGGCAATGCCGCTGATCTCAGCCGCCTGAATGATGGTGCACCGCTGCTGTTCAATCACAACCCTGATCGAGTGATCGGCGTTGTGGAGCGTGCATATATCGATGGCAAACGTCGCCGCGGTTATGCACGTGTGCGGTTCAGCCGCAATCCATTCGCTCAGGAAGTCCTGAACGATGTGAAGGATGGCGTTCTTCGGAATGTCTCCTTTGGCTACTCCATTGACAAAATGGAGGAGCGCGGCAGCGGTGACTTTGTTGCCACTGCCTGGTCTCCTTATGAGGTTTCTGTTGTCTCGGTGCCGGCTGATCCCGGCGTCGGGATCGGCAGATCCTTAGAGGCCGAGCAAGCTGCCTCGGCAGCACCTACACCTGATCCCATTCCTGCAATGGAAAACACCACCCCTGATCTGGCAGTGGTGCGGGCCGAAGCCGCTGAGGCTGAGCGCTCCCGCATCGCTGGCATTTCTGCACTGACCGAAAAGCACGGCATGGCCGACCTCGGCCGTCAGCTGATCGAGTCTGGTCGTTCTATCGACGAGGCCCGCGCTGCTGTGCTCGACAACCTCGACATCAAACAGGAGCCTGTGAACATGAGCGCCGCTGAAATCGGCCTGACTGAGAAGGAGAGCCGCAGCTTCTCCTTCATGCGTGCCATTAACTATTTGGCCAACCCGACCGACCGCGCTGCCCGTGAGGCTGCCGCGTTCGAGATCGAGGCATCTGAAGCCGCTGCTGCAAAGCTCGGCCGTCAGTCCCGCGGCATCACAATCCCCCAGGATGTGCTGCGCCGTGACCTGAATGTTGGCGCTGCAACCGCTGGCGGCAACCTGGTTGCCACTGAGCTGGATGCTGGCAGCTTCATCGATCTGCTGCGCAACGCCTCCGCTCTGGATCAGGCAGGCGCCACTGTGCTGACCGGCCTCACCGGCAACGTGGCCATTCCCCGTCAATCCGGCGCTGGCACTGCTTACTGGGTTGCTGAGTCCGGTGCCCCCACCGAATCCCAGCAGACCGTGGATCAGGTGAGCCTGACTCCTAAGACTGTGGCCGCCTTCACTGACTACAGCCGCCGCCTGATGATCCAGTCCTCCATCGATGTGGAGAACATGGTGCGCACCGACCTGGCTCGTGTGCTCGCACTCAAGATCGACCTGGCTGGTCTCTATGGCACCGGCTCCAACGGCGAGCCCCTCGGCCTGAAGCTCACCACCGGCATCGGCACCGAGGACTTCGCCGCTGACACCCCTACCTTCGCTGAGGTGGTGGCACTGGAAAGCGACGTGGCAACCGCCAACGCCCTGCTCGGCAGCCCCGTCTACCTGATGAACGCTGCCATGCGCGGCGGCCTCAAGACCAAGGCCAAGGACGCAGGTTCCGGCCTGTTCGTCATGGAAGGCAACGAGGTGAACGGCTATCAGGGCGTGCTGTCCAACCAAGTTGCTTCTGGTGATCTGTGGTTCGGCAACTTCGCTGACCTGATCATCGGCTACTTCTCCGGCCTGGATCTGATGGTGGACCCCTACACCAACAGCACCTCTGGCACCGTGCGCGTGGTTGCCATGCAGGATGTGGACATTGCCGTCCGTCACCCTGAATCCTTCAGCCGCGGCAACAACACTCTCTGATCATGTTGATCGAGGTCCTACGGCAGACGATGCTTTCGGGCCGGGTGGTGAAAGTCGGGGAAGTCCTAGAGGCTTCCCCCTCTGACGCCAAACTCCTGATCGGTATCGGCAAAGCTGTTGAGGCTGTCGCCTCTGTAGTAGACGCAGTTGAGGCCATCGCTCAACCTGCACCTAAACCAACCACCCCCCGACGGAGGGCAAAATCATGACCATCCACAACCTCGGATCTAAGACCGATCTGCTCGAGCTGCACAACAACGCAGTCGTTGCATCCACCGGCGCTGGCACCCCCGCCAACGTTGATCTCGTGGACTATGAGGGCGACGTTGCCTTCATCATCGATGCAGCTGCTGCCGGCTCTGGCGTCACCCTGACCGCCAAGATCCAGCACAGCAACACCACCACCTCCGGCGATTTCGTGGATGTGACCGGTGGCGGCTTCACCGCTGCTGCTGCTAACACCGCATTCCAAGAGAAGATCTACCTGAACAGCAACGATCTCCGTCGTTACGTTCGCGTGCTCTTCACTGTGACCGGCGGCACCGGCACCGGCGCCGTTTCCGTGGTGGCTCTCGGCTCTAAGAAGTACAGCTGAGCATGGCGTTCACTGAGGATCTGGATGTGTTCCTCGCAGACTTCGGCGTCAGCTGCACCGCTGGCGCCGTTACTGCGAAAGGAATCCTGGACATGCCAAGCCAGGTGATCAGCAATGGGATGGTGCTCAGCACTGACTACACGCTGACGGCCAGATCCTCAAACTTCGGCAGTCTCATCCGCGGCGATTCGATCACTGTGGATGGGGCTGCTTATACCGTCAGAGAGACCATGCTCATGGATGACGGCAAGTTCGTACAACTCGGATTGCAAAAGACATGAGCGGTCCATTCAAGGTCAACACCAGAAGCCAATGGGCAGCGCTGAATCCTGTGCTGATGGCAGGAGAGCCTGGCCTTGAGAGTGATACGCAGAATCTAAAGATCGGCAATGGTCTGACGCCATGGAGCAAGCTGCCGTATCACGGCTGCCCTGGCTACTGGGGATCGTTCTGGGATACGACTTCACAAGTTGCGGCGGCGATCAACACTGCCTATCCGATTTTTTTACGACAGGTTGATCTGACAAGCCGTGGCGTAAGAATCGTCTCGGATAGCCGGATCACGGTTGACCATCCGGGAATCTATAGCTTCACGTTCTCGATCCAGTTCAGCAATAGTGACACGCAGATCCATGATGTGAACGTCTGGTTGCGCAAGAACGACAGCGGTAGCAGTGGTGATGTGCCTGCTAGCGACAGCAAGTTCAGTGTCATTTCCGGCCATGGAGGCGTGGAAGGCAACGTTATCGGCACCGTAAACTTTGTGCTGGGCTTGGTAGGTGGTGACTACATTGAGCTGATGTGGATGACCAGCAATGTGGCAGCCTATATAAATGCCGATCCGGCATCAAGTAGTCCGGCACATCCCAGCATCCCCGGCATCATCTGCACAGTGGTGCAGGTTGCCTCCGCATAACCATGACTACCAAGCGCGAACAGGTACTGACGGCGATCCGCACGGCGCTCACCGGAACCACCGGCGTCAGCACCCGGATCTATCGCAGCAGGGTGGAACCACTGAGCCGCGGCGAAAGCCCGGCGCTTGTGATTGAGCCGATCTCAGATACAGCGCAGCAGAACACCAGTCTCCCCACGCTGGATTGGAGTCTGACGGTTCGGATCGCGGTGATCGTGCGAGGCACGGTGCCGGATCAGACGGCTGATCCGATCATCGAAAGCCTGCACGCCAAGATCATGGCCGATCTGACCCTGGGCGGATATGCCATTGATGTGCAACCGCAATCGGTGAGCTTCGAGATGGTGGAAGCTGATCAACCGGCTGGCGTGATTGGCTGCGAATATCTTGTGCGTTATCGCACCTCAGTCACCAATTTGACTATCAGCTGAGCCGGCTACGATGGGTTGAAAGATTCCATCCGGCCAAGCCATGCCGCTGCTTTCCCGCCGCCAGCTGCTGCTGGCCGAAATCGAGACTACTTATGGCGTTGACCCTACGCCAACTGTTGGCGCCAACGCCATCCTGGTGCGCAATATCGAGGTGACGCCGCTCGAGGCTGACACCGTTAGCCGTGAGCTGATCCGCCCTTACCTCGGCCAATCCGAGCAGCTGCTGGCGCAAACCCGTGTGCTGGTGAACTTTGAAGTGGAGCTTGCAGGTTCTGGTACTGCCGGCACTGCGCCCGCCTATGGCCCACTGCTGAAAGCATGTTCGTTCACTGAGACCGTATCGGCCAGCACGAGCGTGACCTATACGCCCAATAGCAATACCTCGCCCGGTTCGGTCACCATCTATTTCAACAACGATGGCGTGCTGCACAAGGCCACCGGCTGCCGCGGCACGTTCTCGCTGAACTGCACCGTGGGCGAGATCCCCACGATTGCGTTTGAGTTCACCGGTATCTACAACGCGCCGACCGCATCGGCCATCAGCAGCCCCACCTACGCCAACCAGGCTGACCCGGTGGTGTTCAAGCAGGGCAACACCACTAGCTTCCAAGTGTTCAGCTATGCCGGTTGCCTTCAGAGTTTCACGATGGAACTGGCCAATGAGCTGGTCTATCGCGAGCTGGTGGGCTGCACCAAGGAAGTGATCATCACCAACCGCGCCCCTGCTGGTGAAGTGATGATTGAGGCCGTCTCGGTAAGCGCTCACAACTTCTTTAACGATGCCACCGGCAGCAGCACTGGAAACCTGACCTTCCAGCACGGCCAGACCGCTGGCAACATCGTCACGTTCACCGCTGATCAGATCGATCTGGGCAACCCGTCCTATAGCGATGAAGACGGCATCCAGATGCTGACCCTGCCATACATTGCCACCCCGACCGATTCGGGCAATGATGAGATGGAGATTGTCTTCACCTGATCCGCGTGGCATTTGTCCTTAAGCAGTCGGACTCCTACACCTGGCCGGTGAGCATCAAGCTCCCGGCCAACGGTGGGAAACGAGAGCGGCAGACATTTGACGCTGAGTTCAAGCGGCTGGCACAGAGCCGCATCAATGAGATTCAGCGCGAGGTGCAGCTGCGCGTTAAGGCGAACGAAAAGGGCGAGGATACCGGCGAGGGCATCAGCGATCAGAGCATTGCTGATGAGATCCTGGTGGGCTGGGATGGAATCATCGATGGCGATGGTGAGCCCGTGCCCTTCAGCAATGCGGTGAAGGCGCAACTGCTGGATGTGCCGATGATGGCCGGTGCATTGGTTGCCGCCTACTTCGAGTCACTGGTGGAGCAGAAGAGAAAAAACTGATCGGGGCCGCTGAGCATTGGCTAGGCGGCATGGAGGTTGACGACACAGCAAAGGATGCAGCTGTGTTCGGCATCGAACCACCACCGAGCAAAGCGGCCATCAACTTTGAGGTGGAGCCAGAAGCATGGGCGGCCGTGCGTGTGTTCCTAAAGGTGCAGACGCAATGGCGTACTGATTCCGGCACCATGATCGGCCTCGACTATGGCGCTGTGCGCTGGGTGTTTGATCTACTGCAGATCGATGATCCGGCCGAGGTTCTAGGTGATCTGCAGATCATCGAGGCTACAGTGGTTGCAGCAGTCAACAAGCGCAAGAAATAGCCATGGCGCTGGACATGACAACCGCCCTGACGATCAGGGCCAAGGTTGACGGTCTGGCGCAGATTGATGGCTTGACCCGTTCGCTTGATAAGGCGAACAATCAAGCCAGCGGCTTGAGTGGTGCGTTCAGCAAGCTTGGCGGTGTGGCCAAGAATGCCGGCATCGCCATTGCCGGTCTCGGTGCTGCTGCAGTTGGCGGCCTTGCGGTGCTTGGCAAGAACGCGATTGATGCAGCAGACAACCTCAACGATCTAAGCCAACGCACTGGTGTTGGCGTTGAAACGCTCAGCAAGTTTGGCGCAGCAGCAGAAGATAGCGGCAGCAGCATCGAGGAAGTCGCCAAGGCGATGGGCAAGCTGTCGAAGGGGATTGTTGATCCATCGTCAAAGGTCAATGAAGCCCTGAGATCGATTGGCGTCAGTTCAACTGATGCACAAGGCAAGATCCGCAGCGTCGATCAGGTGATGCTGGACATTGCCGACAAGTTCAGCAAGCTGCCAGATGGTGCGCAGAAGACTGCCTTGGCTATGGAGATCTTCGGCAAATCAGGTGCAAACCTGATCCCGATGCTGAACGGCGGCCGCGAAGCGATGAGTCAATACTCAGCAACCATCACCAAGGAGATGGCTGAAGCTGCCGACCGATTCAATGATGCGATCAACATGATCATGCGTGAACTGGCGGGGCCGTTTAATCAGGCGATTGCGGCCGCTTTGCCGTACATCACGCAACTGGCGCAACAGCTTGGCGCTGCCTTACCTGGCGCAATTGCTGCGCTAGTTCCAATCTTGACTGGCTTTGTCAGCACACTGGCTCAGATCGGCCAGTGGTTCGCCACGCTTACGCCACAACAGCAGGGATTTGTGGCTGGTGCTGCTGCGCTCACAGTGGCTTTCATTGCATTGGCGCCTGCCATCACGGCAATCGTCACGGTGTTGACTGCGTTCGGCCCACTAGTTGCTGGCATTGCGGCAGCGATTGTTGGCATCCCTGCATTGATCGCCGGCTGGGCTGGTGCCATCGGTCCGCTAGTGGCTGGGCTTGGCAGTCTCGGTCAGATTCTGGTGGCGGTGTTCAGCGGCCCAGTTGGATGGGTGGCACTTGCTGTTGCCGCTGGCGTAGCGATCTATGCCTTCCGTGATCAGATCGGTGCAGCGTTTCAAGCGATTGGCGGATTCATTTCTGATGCAGCGATGGGATTCAAGACGGTCTTTATCGATCCCGTGATCCAGCTTGGGCAGCAGGTCATCGATTTCTATGCCAAGCCATGGATTCAGATTTTTGAATTTCTCAAACAACCATTTGAGCAAGGCTGGCAATGGATTCAGCAAAACTTCATCACGCCACTGCAGAGTGCCTTCCAGCAATCGGTGCAGTTCATCAAAAACGCATGGGCCGGGATGCAAGAGATCATCTCAAGCCCATTCACCGCTGCCCTAAACATCGTGAAGGGTGCTCTCAATGGCATCATGGCTGCGATTGAAGGTGGGATTAATGGAGCTGTGGGTGCGATCAATGCATTGATCGCCGCAGCCAACCGCGTTCCTGGCGTGAATATCCCGACTGTTAGCCCGGTCGCCCTGCCCCGCTTTGCCGAGGGTGGTGTGGTGAATGGTCCGACCGTTGCAATGGTTGGTGAAGGCGGCGAGCCGGAGTACATCGTGCCCCAATCCAAGGCCAGCGGATTTGCCGCTAACTGGATGGCCGGCAAGCGTGGCGCTAGCGCCATTCCCCGCTTCGCCGAAGGTGGCGTGGTGGTCCCAAGCGCCAATGTCAGCATTCAAACCGGCCCGGTCACACAGATGAATGGCACTAACTACGTGACCACGCAAGATCTGAGCCGTGCCGTACAGGCTGGCGTCAATCAGACGCTGAGCCTGATCGCAGGCGATGGCAGTGTGCGCCGCCAGCTGGGGATGGCGTGATGGCGTATTACGATCTGCTTTGCTTCCTTGAGTATTACGCTGATCGCAGCAGCGTGTACGATCCGAGCACGGGCAAGCGAGCACCAACGCGCCGCTGGCAGAACTTCTATCAAGTGCCGCAGGATCTATCAACAGTCGATAGTGCAGTGCAAGGCAGATTCGTCTACATCCCTTTCAGCGCCTCTGGTTTCACGCTACGGCCTGCCGATAGCATTGGAGAGCTATCCGTTGAGATCGCAGCAACTGGCGACATCATTGATCTGACCGATACGGCCATCGGAGCGAACCGCCTCGTGATCGCCTCGCTCTACCTGCAGGATGCTGGGGAGGATCAGCTTGATCCCGCTAGCGCCACGCTTGTCAGCAGATATATTGGCGGCATTGATAGCGCTCAAGTGGACGACACCTCCGTCACGTGGGGCATCAGTCCAGTCCTGGACAAAAGCAAACCGCAGATTCCAACGCGCAAGGTGGCATCTGATTTGATCGGGCGTTTTGTGGGGCGATAACGATGCAACTGCTGGCGATCAATGTTGAGGTGCAGTGTTGCGATGGCACAGTGCATCAAGATGCGAAGCTTGCTGTTGACGGTACGCGGCGCATTTACCTTGCTGCTGATGGCACTGAAATCGAGGGCGTTGAGGCCATGACGAAATGCACCGTTGTTGTGGCTCCAACGATCTTGGCGGCGGCACTGCACCGCTGTATGGAGTGTGAACAATGACAAGTAGTTTCCGCCGTGGTTTTGTTGGACCCATCAAACCGCAAGGTGGCGAATCTGGATCTAGTCGCGCTCAAGAAAATGCAGAAGCAGCGAAAAAGCTATTAGATAATTCTCTTAAAAGAGAAATCACTAAGCGCGAGCCAATGGCGCCGTTGGCTCCGATTAGCATATCGCCTATTAGGCGCAATACTGGAGCAGCTACTTCTCAACGTCGATCAGCACCTAATCAAGCTGTTGCACAGCAAGACAAAGCACCCGCAAATCGCAAAACACCAAAAGCTGATCTAGGTGCTGAACAACGCATCGCGACAGCTGGTGAGACCGTGCCGATTGTGTTCGGCAAACGTGTGAGTGGCAATGGTGGGATCTGGGTGCAGCCCTCACTCGCCCGTGCTGGATCCTATTTCTTTAAAGGCAGCTTTCTGTTTCCAATCAGCCAGGGGCAGATCGTCAGCAGTCCGGTGAAATACCGCACATGGGTTGGACTGCGCAATATGGCATTCCTTGCTGATCAGACAATCACGATCAGCGCGATCTACAACAGTGCTGCCACACTCGCGGCAAGCCCTGGCACCTGCCCGATCCTAGGTGCCGGGTTGTATTGCGGGAATGAAACTTATTCATTTGTGGAGGCGCTACACGAGCCATCTGGCACGTTCACAGAACGATTGACCCAGATCGATGTGACATACAGAGGGAACAGAACGATTGCGCGTGGCACTGGCAACACGACAAATACTGGTTTCTACATGACCATTGATGCCATATACGACAACGATACTGGTAACGACATCACCTCTGCCTACTTCACTTACTTCGGCATTTCATCTAGCACTCAGTTTTTATTCAATGGTCGATTCGACGGTAGCTTCAATCTAATTGGTGGCGGTGCCATTGGAACGGTTCAGGATTTCATTGATGATCCTGTGTTTGGCACTGGCTACGTATCACCGGCAACATGGCCCGCTGCGATTGGCGCAAGTGGAAACATCACCTTTGTATGGGCTTTCGACTCAATCGACAATCAGCTGAATCTGAGCAATCCAGCAACAACTGGGACACTCGAGGGTGTTCAGTATGAAAATGTCGTCAGCAAGTACGCCGATCCCGCCAGCACACCAACAGCCAATAACTCAGCCTTTGCCGACATTACCTTTCTAAAGGTTGTTGGCGACATTTACGATCCACCGGAGGCTGGATCGTATCCCACCACGACACGCCAGATCTCGGTTTACTACGAGCAGGGCGTGAGCGTTGATCTTTATAGCGTCGGCCTTGTGAGTGGCGTCTATACGCAAGGCGCCAGCAATCAGCTGGTCGACTTGGCGATGTACCTTTTCACGATCTACAAGCGCACAAGCAACACCGACCCTGATGTGGCGGCGCCGATCTATACCGGCAACATGGAGGATCTGGCGACGTTCTGCAATGAATACAGCCTCCACTTCAATGGTGTGATCTCGGACTCTCTAAACATCGTGGAGTTTCTGAGCGAGACCGCGCCCTACTTCCTGCTGTCCTTCCAGTCCAATGGTGGGCAATATCGGTTCGAGCCGCTGCTGCCATTGAACGGCAGCCAAGAGATCGACGTAACTGCGCTCACGCCAGCAGCAACGTTTACCGAAGATGAGATCTTGCCAGGCTCATTCAGCAAGACCTATGTGGCGGCGGCGGACAAAACCGACGTGAATGTCACAGTGCTGTATCGGTTGAATGATCCAGCTTCCATCGGCACGCAGCAAAGCGTGCAAGTGCGTTACAGCAGCGTGAGCCTTGATGCACCGGTTGAGCAGTTTGATATGTCGGACTTCTGCGCCAATCGCGATCATGCCGTGATCTACGCCAAGCACTACCTGGCCCGGCGCAAGTATTCCGTGCACTCGATCAGTTTTGCTACGCCGCTCTCGACGGCTGGCCTGATTCCCACCGACGTGATCAAAATTGAGAGGCAGCGCATCACCAGCACCGGCGATAACCGTACCGAGATTGAGTGGTATCAAATCACTGCGATCAACCACCAAGCCGATGGGACCACCAGCATCGAGGCAGCCCAGTTCCCGGTGAACGGCAGCGACATTGCTCGCATCAGCAATGATGTGCTCAATGGCACCTTTACAGTGGTGTGATGGCCACCTTCCCTGCGCTGGCACCGCGTACACGGGCGCTCTCCTTGGGCGACATACCGCAGCAGCAATACGTGGGCACCAGTGGCGGCGAGGTGCGATTCAAGCAGGGCAACTCCTACATCGCTCAAACGCTGAACATTGGCTATGAGTATCTGACAGAGGCTGAGGCCCAGCTGCTGCTGGATCACTATGCCGGGCAAGAGGGCAGCCTGATCCCGTTCGATCTATCGGCCGAGGTATGGGGCGGCTACACCACGCCGCCAGTCAGCTCAGCCAGCTACCAGTGGCGCTATACCGGGCCATTCGGCGTGGATATTGCAGCGCCAAGGCGATACAACATCAGCATCGAGCTTGAAACGGTGCCGATCTAGCCATGGCCTTTCCTGCTCTGATCCCATCGGCTCGCGTCTACACGCCTGGCGATGTGCCGCAACAGCAACAGGTGACCCTCTCAGGCGTCAATAGCGGCTACAGGCAGGGCAACCGCAGGATCGGGCAGACGCTGCAGCTGGCGTTCAACAACATCAGCGAATCAGATCTGAACATCATCAAGGCTCATTACCTAGATCGGCAGGGCACCTTCGACATTTTCTTTCTGTCTGCCGAGGTATGGAACGGCTACACCACGCCACCAGTTCCGCTGCTGAGTGATTACGCATGGCGGTATGCCGGGCCGCCGGTCATCACAGATGGATCCTGCGATCTTTGGAGCGTCGAACTGGAGCTAACCACCTACGCGATCAACACCGGCGATCTGATTTTCGATGGCGGCTTAGCGGCTGCAACCCCAGCCCGCGACTATATTCTTAACGGTGGGCTGGCTGCTGCCACGCCAGCACGCGACTATGTGATCAACCCTGGCGCAGCGACATGAGTATCACCCTCTCAGCACTGCAACGGCAGCGCCGCGATACAGCAGCCAACTGGACGGCTGAAAATCCAACGCTGCTGGCTGGTGAGATTGGTGTTGAGAGTGATACCGGCTACTGGAAGATCGGCAACGGCAGCACCGCATGGGCCAGCCTTGGCTATGTACGTGGCACGCAGCTGAGCGCCTATCCGCTGACGAATGCGGATATCGCCAGCAATGCCGAAATCGCCGTTAGCAAACTGGCCGATGGCACGGCGCGGCAGCTGCTGCAGACCGCAGCCAATGGCAACGATGTTGAGTGGACAAGCAACATCGACGTGCCAGGCACGTTGGACGTGACAGGTGCGGCAACCTTTGACAACAACGTCATCATTCAAGGCGATTTAACGGTCAATGGCACCGAGACGATCATCAATACTCAGACGCTGGACGTTGAAGATAAAAACATCGTCATCGGCAAGGTCACCACACCATCGGATGTGACGGCCGATGGTGGCGGCATCACACTCAAGGGGACCACCGACAAAACGATCAGTTGGCTCGATGCCACCGACGCGTGGACGCTGAGCGAGCACGTCAACATTGCCAGCGCTAAGGAATACCGCATTGCTGGCACCAAGGTGCTGGATGCCACCAGCTTGGGTAGTGGCGTCACCGGATCCAGCCTCACCAGTGTTGGCACCATTGGCACCGGCACATGGCAGGGCAGCACAATCGCCACTGGTTATGGCGGCACCGGGCAGACCACCTATACCGACGGCCAACTGCTGATCGGCAAGACTGATGGAACGCTTGCTAAAGCCACAATCACGGCCGGCTCCGGTATTTCAGTAACAAACGGCAATGGCTCAATCTCCATTTCAGCCACTGGCGCAGGCGTTACTAGCATTTCTCAAGGAGATACAAAGGCGGAAGTTATAGACACAGGTACAGATGGGCGTTTTGTTGTCACGACAGAAAACAGCGAAAGGCTAAGAGTTGATAACGTTGGCCGTGTGGGGATTGGCGTAACGCCATCAACTATTGATTCAACGGCAAGCCGTGGCGTGCTTGCATTGGATGGCGGAACAAGTGTTGCTTTTTGGGCCAGTATTGCCGGTACTGGCAAAGGCACTTTTCAGCATGACGGCACTAATGCCATTTTGTACAATTCAGCGAATGGCTACCTAGCGTTTGGCACTAACAATACAGAACGTCTGCGTATATCGTCTTCCGGTGCGATTACAACTAGCAATGACATCACACTGAACGCTCAATCTGATCTGCGCTTTGCCGACGCTGACAGCAGCAACTGGGTTGCCTTCCAAGGTCCTGCATCGATCACCAGTAACGTCACTTGGACCCTGCCCAGTGCAGATGGCACCAGCGGACAAGTTCTGAGCACTAATGGCTCAGGCACATTGTCTTGGGCTACGGCTTCCGGTGGCGGCGGATCAAGCATTACTCAAGGCAATACCACCGCTGAAGTCATCGACACCGGCAGCGATGGCCGATTTGTTGTGACGACGGAGGGCAGTGAGAGAGCGCGTATTGACAGCTCCGGCAGGCTCTTAGTTGGTACGTCTACTAGCCTTAGGAGTTCAGCACTTGTTCAAATTGCAGGAACAAATTATCCTGGCTTTGATATTAACTCATTTGGCTCAAGTAGTGCCTGTGAATTGGCATTAAGACGGGCTCGGGGCACTCAAGGTTCGCCAACTGTTGTGGCAAGTGGCGACACTGTAGGGGTTGTTTATTTTCAGGGATATGATGGCGCTAATCATATAACCGCAGCAACAATTCAGGCAAACATAGACGCCACTCCCGGCACTAACGACATGCCGGGCAGGTTAGTGTTCTCCGTTTCGAGCGATGGCTCGGCATCGCCAACCGAACGCATGAGGGTAAGAAACGATGGCTGGGTGGGGATTTTTAGCGCCACAGAAACGTTATCGTTGCGTTCTGCTGCAGCAGCCAGCAGCACCTCCGCATTCTTGGATGGTCGCCCTAGTGCGACTAACACTACCGATGGCGGATCCTCAACTATTAAGATTTACACAAACGGCAACGTTTTCAATACAAATAACTCCTACGGCTCCATTTCTGACATCAAGCTAAAGGAGAACATTGTTGATGCCAATTCGCAATGGAATGATCTTAAGGCTCTACAGGTTCGTAACTACAATTTTAAGGAAGGTCAAACCCATACTCAAATCGGTCTGATTGCCCAAGAAGTCGAACTTGTTTCCCCTGGACTTGTCAGCGAAACCCCTGACCGCGACGAAGATGGCAACGACCTTGGCACCGTTACCAAGAGCGTCAACTATTCCGTCCTCTACATGAAGGCGGTGAAGGCACTGCAAGAAGCAATGGAGCGGATTGAAGCTCTGGAAGCCAAAGTCGCAGCCTTTGAGGCGTCGTAGTCCTACTCTCTAAACGTTCTTGCGCGTAACAGGTCTGGCTGACACATTTTTTGTCAGTCGGATCTATTTTTGCGCAATGGCTTTTTTGCTGTAATGTGGTGGGGCAGCGAGTTTGCACCTCCTGCCCCTGGCCACAGTTCCCTAAAAACCATGACCCAACAAGCTTACCGGGGCACGCCCCACACACCTTGGGCGAGAGACGGGAAAGTCTTTCTGTCCAATGACGAAGACAGTCATTACACCCAAGAGTTCCAGAGCCGCGAAGAGCTGGAAGTGTTCATCCAGCAGTTACGTGCCACGGCTGATGAAGCTTGGCCAAACTGAGTAACCATTACCACTTCTATGTCTGAACTTTCACCAAGTGCGCAGGCGGTGCTGGATGCCTACCGCTCGTCGCACCTCAGCATCAACAACCTCGCCGCTGCCCTGCGTGCTGCTGCGGATCAGGTGGTGCCGGAGGAGCCGCTTTACGGCGGTGACCAACGTTGGATGTTTGAGCGCGATGCCCGTCAGGCTTGTCGCAAGAAACTCCTCGCAATCGCTGATGAGCTTGAAGCCCAGTAGTCACCTTCACTAGGCGGGCAACCGGCCTGTTCAACAGGTTGCACCCACCAATAAGCTGGAACATCGCCACCTCATCCATGGCTAAAGCCGCGCCTGCACCTGAACCGACCGTTACGGTTGCTTGGAACATCGCCAACCTCGAGCGCGAAACCGCCGATGGCTATGTCTATACAGCGCACTACACCGTTGACGCGACAGACGGCACCTACTCAGCTGGTGCCTATGGCTCCATCGGGTTTGAGCGCCCCGAACAGCTGATCCCATTTAAGGATCTCACCAAGGATCAGGTAATTGAGTGGGTCAAGGAAGTCCTTGGTGATGACAAGGTGCTAGAGATCGGTCAGGCACTGCTTAGCCAGATCGAAGAACAGCGCCAGCCCACCAAGCAAGCTGGCGTACCGTGGCAGTAAAAGCCAAAACCGGCACAGCGCGGATCGACCACCAGCCCGGTCCCCCGAAAACAACCCGCCAGGGCTTCGGGCAAAACAGCCGCCCACGCCGGCGCGGCAAGAAACCCCTACGCGGGCAGGGTCGGTAAGCTGAAGGGGTAGCCCCATGGCGCCATGATCGAAGTCATCGCTGCCATCGCTGGCGCTTCAATATCAGTTGCAGCCATGGGTGCTGCTGGTTTCAGCCGCAAATCTGATGAAGCCCGCGAGGCCGTTATACGCCTCACCTCAGCTGTGGAGCACATCGCCTCACAGCTCGAGGTGCTTCATAGCGATATCAAGGAAGATCGCAAGGAGACATTCACCCGGCTATCGACGGTAGAGCAGCGGGTCTCTAGGTTGGAAGCATCGCCACCCCGTTAGCAATGGAACAGGCAACCACTCTCGCCATCATCGCCATCATCGTGGCTGCCGGCTCTGAGATCATCGCCGTCTCACCGCTGAAGTCCAACAGCTGGGTGCAGCTGATCTTTCAAGCGCTACGGATCGCCTTCCCAAAGCAGCGTCGCTGAATCATGGCCAACGACGCGCCAATCACCCTGCAGCAGCTCTTCAAGTATTTCAAGGGCCAGCCGCATCAGAGCGCCGCGATTCAGCAGCTCGATCAGGATCTCTCCGCCAACGGCTACGACGCCGCAATGCGTCGCGACCGCGAATGGTTCCAAACCTGGAGCCAAGACGGCAAGCAAACCGATCTCGCCGGCGCCATCAAGCTCATTAAGGAGTTCGAGGGCTGTCACCTCAGCGCCTACCCCGATCCGCTCAGCGGTGGCGAGCCGTGGACCATCGGCTATGGCACCACGCGCTATAGCAATGGCACGCCCGTGAAACGTGGCGACATGATTAACGTGATCGAGGCCGATATGCTGCTGCGCCTTGAGATCGACCGCATCACTGACAAGCTGCGCACCACCGTGCCGCACTGGAATGTGATGGATGACAATCAGCGCAGTGCCCTGGTGAGCTTCGCCTACAACCTCGGCGCTGGCTTCTACGGATCAGCAGGATTCGAGACCATCAGCAAGCGTCTGCGAGAGCGCAACTGGGCAGCAGTGCCAGCAGCGCTCGAGCTCTACCGCAACCCTGGCACCAATGTGGAGGCTGGCCTGCTGCGCCGCCGCCGTGCTGAAGGCAAATTATGGGGGCAGCATCAGGCTGCAGCACAGCCGGAGACCGCCAAGCTGCGCCCCGGCAGCCCCTTCACGGCCAGGATCACGCCGCACATCAGGTTGGGGGAATTTGCGCTGGATCAGGAGGCCCGCAGATTCCAGAATCAGGGTCAGCTCGATATTGCTGCAGAGCTAGCGGCGTTCTTGGAGCGGGTGCGCGTGCAATTCGGAGGGAAACCCATCGTGATCACATCGGGCTATCGCCCGCCTGCTATCAATGCCGCAGCCGGTGGCGCCAGCAACAGCGAGCACCTCTACAAACCTGGATGCGGTGCGGTCGATTTCGTGATTCAAGGCGCCGACATGATGGCGGTGCAACGCTGGTGCGATCAGAACTGGCCCTATTCGCTGGGCTACGCCGCTCCTCAGTTCATCCATCTAGGCATCCGCGCTGGCAGACCTAAAGTCCGCTGGGATTACAACTGAGCCTGTGCTGCTACCTGACCACGAGATCCGCCGGCTGTGCCAACAGCATTCAATGCTGTCGCCATACAACGAAGAACAGCTCAATCCAGCCAGCTATGACGTGACGCTCGGCACGCAGGTGATGATGGAGGTGGCCAGCACCGCCGAGCTGCAGAAGGTGCAGCTGCATGGCCATACACAACAGGATCCGTTCTGGATTCAGCCTGGTGAGTTCTTTTTGGCTGAAACGCAGGAGATCTTCAACCTGCCCAACCACGTCGGCGCTCAGTTTGTGCTCAAGTCCAGCCGCGCACGCGAGGGCTGGGATCATGCTGAGGCTGGCTGGGCAGATCCAGGATGGTTTGGCAGCAGACTCACCATGGAGCTACGCAACCAACGGCGACTGCATCCGCTGCCGATCTGGCCTGGCTTACGCATCGGTCAGATGAAGTTCCTACTAGTAAGCGGCACCGTGGAGCGCAGCTACGCAGAAACCGGAAGATATAACGCAGACCTGGGCGTTACCGGATCCAAGGGCTAGCGTTCAATCGGAGAGCCAAAGGTCCACTAAGCGCCGGCCTGAGCAACTGGCGCTTTTTTCATGGGATGCGATAGCTCACCCATCCGTAGGCGATAGATCTTGTTTGGCGCTTCGGCAGGATCATCCATTGGAATCATCGTGTAATCATCGCAGCCGTGCGATTCAGCGAAGTGGCTGGCGGCTGTGTGGCTGAGGAACGGGCCAACGTGCCACGGGCCGATGCGGAGGATGTAGGTCATGCGCGAGACCGTAGCGCGAATCCTGCGCTGCAATCCCATAGCAAATCTGTAATCCCATGAGACTCAGTGGCGACCGCTACCGTTAGCCAAGCGGCGGCCAGCCCATGCGGGCGTTCTACCTGGAGATCTCCGCCAAGCTGATCATCCGCTCTGATTCCGAACCCGACGACCTGCCATCTGACATTTACAGCCACCTGGCCGAGTTCATCCCCTCCGATGACGACATCATCGACATCGAAGTGAACTGCGTTCCCCTGCCGCCGGATCTTGGAACGTCACCACATTGAAGAGACGCGACTGGTCACACGGCGATCAGCACGTGATCAGATCCTCCTGGCGTGGAACTATCAGTGCGCATACTGCGGCGATGATCTGGGCCGCAGCCCAACCATTGATCACATCATCCCAAAAGCGCATGGCGGCCTCACAGTGCGCAGCAACATGGTGGCCTGCTGCATGGGATGCAACTGCAGCAAGGGGCATAAGCCATGGGTGGACTGGTATCGCCAGCAGCCGTTCTGGACTGCGCTCGGTGAATGGGCCATCGCGCAATGGCTGCAGGATGGCGGCTAGGCTTTGCGTTCTGTTGATCTTCGGATCTCAGTCGTCCGCTGCGCCCGGCAGCGGTGAGGTTGGCACCTCGTGCGGACCATCCACCGGGCACCCCATTGCACAGCCCGATGCCGAAGCAGAGCGGGAACCTGCTCAGGCTACGGCAGAATCCTGCTGCAGACCCACATCGCAATCCAGCAGGTTACCCAATACTCAACGATCAGGATCAGCACATCGCGTAGCATCAGCGGGCCAGCAGATGATCGAGATACAGCTCCGCCTGCCATAGATCGGAGCTATACCGGCAGACACTACCGACGCAGCTGCGGTAGTAGACCTCACCCTGCACTGGCATCAGGGTTTCGATGTAGCCGCCGTCTCGGTCAGTGCGGCTGATGACTTCCGTGCCGAACATACAACTCGCACCTGGCCGCGTAACGGCCGCCGCTTCTCTTTGATTCTGGCAACTCAAAAGCGCAGCGCTGCCTGCCCATATCCCACTGCTGACAATCCCAGCACATCAATGGCTCATCAGGCCGTAACTTCCGCCGTGCGGCCTGGTAGAACTGCTGGGCCTTCAACAATGCTGGTTGCAGCTGAATGGCACCGGTATCCATCTCAATCTGATGCTCTGGCTTGGGCCCCAGAATCACTCGAGCGTGCCAGGTGCGATCTGAGCGACTGCACAGCAGCAACAATCGGCCGCCGTGCAGGCTGATCATTCCACCTCGCCTGCCGCTGGCTGGTGATAGATCCGCTCGAGCAGCATTGAAGCCGGCTCGCTTGGCGTATCGGTCACATACGCGGCAACCGGATCAGTGCCATCAGATGCCACATAGATGCAGGGGTAGCCGTATGGCTTCACCACCACTAGCCCGGTGTTACGGCTGCGCGTGAGAATCCGAAGCGCAAGGCGCTCGAGGATATTCAGGCCCGGCAGCTGTTGCATCATCCCTCCAGTTTGGCAATCAATCGCTCGATATACCATCGGCACTTGCGGGCATCCTCGAGGGCGTTCCCTTTGCACCAGATCCGCAGCAGATATTTCAGCGCCTGGCCCTGCAGATAAGCGGGCACCATGTGGGGCGCATCGCTCACCGCAGCCTCGATCACATCAATCGCCTCGACTGGGCCGCGGCGGTAGTGCGGTGGGTTAATCGGGTCGGTCATGCCGCAACCTGCCGCTCGGCATTCTTCCAGCGCTTGCGGTTCACAATGTCGCAAACGTGCGCGGTACTGATGCCATAGGTCAGCGCGATATCGAGCATCGTCTGCCCCTTGGCGTACAGCTCGCGGATCTCGATGGCGTTCTGCGGCGTCAGCACGGCAGTGCCTGGGATGTGGCCGGCCTTGAAGCGGTGGGGGTTGCCGTTCACTTCCACTTGTCTCTCAGGAGCTGCTGACGGCACGCCTCGATGGCCTGCTGCGCATTCTTCTGTGTCATCACTGACTCGGTTGCATCCATGGCACGCACCACGCGATCCAGCAGATCGGGGTAATACGTGTCGCGGAAATTGGCGGCCAGGTCACGGGCAAACTCATCCCAGAGGCCGGTATAGGTGCAGCGCAATGGGTGACCGTATGGCAGGTCATCACGACCGCTGCGCTGATAGAGCGCCTCCATCATGTCGACGCGTTGCTGATCCAATCGAATGCGGTCGTTCATGGCTCAAGTAGCTGGGAGATGTGTTGCAGTTCAGCGCAGAGCTGCTGAGTTCGGGGTATGGCACGAAGCTGCTGGATTCTGATATCGATCAGATGCTGCAGGCGCTCACGCTCATCCTGCCTCCCCTGCTGGTATGCGCCGGAGTCTGTGATCAGCTGGTTGATGCGGTCTCGGATGGTACTCACACCACCTCCACAGTGGCGCCTGGCCAGCGGTTCTGCGCGTATTTGGCGGCGGCCGTCTTGGACTCGGCGCGTGTGTACCACTTCAGCGGTTGCGCACCACGTGGGCGCACCAGCACCGTGAAATCCTTCACGCGGGCATTGTGGCGTGGCCGGCTGACGCCTTCGCCATAGCAACCAGTCTCGTGTTCTTCAGTGCGCCAGTGCAGTAGTGCGCCTTTGATTTCAGCCATTGATGGGTTCCTGTTCAGAATTGAGCCATTCAATCTGCGACCACCATTCCAGCCACGTGTCAGCAGCGATCAGCTTGGCCTCGGTGAGGCTGGAGGCTGTGACGCACTCCAGCACGTTGGCGCTGGGGATCTTGAAGTAGAAGCGGCGGGGGTTAGTCATACTTCAACTTGAGGTGTTCTTCATACTTCAACTTGAGGTGTTCTTCATAGCCTTCTTCAGATGCTTGCTTGATGGGACCGGGGAGTTCTACCCAGTTGGCAAACTCGGTGATTTTCATGTTGTGATAAGCCCAAGCGGTCACAAGCTGGATGCTTGCAGCGTGGATGCGCTCTCTTTCAATTCTTGTTAGAAGCATCCCATTCAGCACGCTTAGCTCGTAAACGGCTTTGGCGAGTTCTTCCTTGGTCGGCTCAGGTTTGATAGTCACTTCCGCACCACCTGCTGCGTGCCGGAGTGAGTGGGGCTGTGATGTGCGCCGGACTCGATGCCGATCATGGCGAACACAGCCGCGGCGATCAGCAGACAGATGGCGTTGTTGATGCGGTTGATCATGATGCGAGCGCCTGACGGACGCGGTGACGGGTGGTATTGAGGCGGGTGGCGATCTGGCGCTGGCTGAGGCCCGTGCGACGCAGAACGCGAACGCGGCGGGTTTCTGATGCGGTTAGCCAATCGATCACTGCCACAACGAACAGCAGCGGCAGGATCAGCTTCCAGATCAGCAGCAGGGTGGCGGTGAGCATGGGTGGAGTGGATAAAGGAGAGAGCCCCGGAGGGCTCACATCTCGTCCAGACGGCGAGCGATTTCCCGGCGGCGCTCATTGACTGCCCACCACTCGTCGAACCGCATGGCCTCTGTCAGTGCATCAGCCTGATCGTTCAACTCAGACAGTTCGAGGAGCAGAGCTTCCATGTTCAGCGCAGCCTCTGGGCTGCCGAGTGGAGGACCGATCGCCTCCGGTCCCCTAAGTATGCACCGCCGGCGGGTCACCCTGCTAGGGGGGCTGTAACAGTTCTTCACACTGCGTTGCTGCCCACGGCCAGCTCCACCGGCACCCGCAACACCGGCATTGATTTGCCACGGCCGCGAGACCATCCGATCACCGCCACGCTTACGGGCAGTTCCACCGTGTACCAGACGTGCCCGCAGCCTACGCAACGCCGTTGCCGCGTGATCTGATGTGATTCCTTGCCGTTGGTACACAGCGCTCTAATCTCATCACCACCGCAACGCGGGCAGTCCATAGGTATGCTTGGAATGTACACCGCCACGGTAGCACTATGAACTTCGGGCAGTGGATGGCGGTGGAGCTATCGCCAGAACAACAGTTTGAGATTGAAAAACAGGCCCGCACCCTGCTAACCAGCAAGGATGCAGGCCCAATGGCTGCGGCGCTTCTGAAGCAAGCCTGCTACCAGCAGCAGCTGTTGCAGCAAGCCGTTAACGAGATCGCTCGGCTCGAATGCGAGCTGATGGGTCGTTAGAAGAGATCAGCGTCCACCACGTCCACCACAGCGCCATCAGTTGCCTTAGCCAGGCTTTCAGCGGCGCCCTTGGCCTCAATGGCCTGTTGCGTCTTCCAGTCGGGCTTAGCCACAACACTGAGATACTTCATGCCGCTGTTGGCAGTCTTGGCCCAACCACTAAGCCGCACAGGGATTTCGTTGCGGTCACCCTGCGGATCGGCGTTCATCAAATACTGCGCCAAGGCATACGCCTGATCGGCAGGCACATTCAGCACACCATCAAACTCGGGGTAGTTTTTGCCCGCCTGGAACTTGTCACCCATCCGTTTTTGCCAGTCGGCCTCGGATTGCTTAAACAGTGCGCCGTTAACAGAAAAAGTCATGGTTGCTCGTGGGTGATGGTGTTGGCCTGTTCGTATTGCTCCACCTCGGCCAGTGGGTAGAGCACAAATCCCGGCGTCCGGAAGTAAGCGGGCCCCTTGCCAGCCTTCCGCCAGCGGCTGAGCGTATCGGGGTGGAGCCCCCAACGCTGAGCTAACTGCGTGGCCGTTAAGTAATCAGAAGAGCTCATC